TTAACGCAATAATGGACAATCTGGTGGTAATCGACAACGCAACGCCGCCGGAAGTATTTCAATATGGAAGTTTTGCCCACTCAACGGTTCGCCATCAAGATTAAAAGTGATTTCGTGTGGGGCTTGTATATCAAACCACGACGAAGCGCCTTCGATAATATTCGGGTTATCTTCGTCAGATTTTAAGGTTGATACGAGAGCCGGAAGAATTTCATCGCCGGTAAAAATGCGCAGTTGCAGCAAGCCATCGTTAATTAACGCGTTCGGGCACAATTGTTGACCGCCACCGGCCTGACGCCCGTTACCAATACCAATGACCAGGGCGTCACCTTGCCAGTGAAAGTTTTCACCGCGGATTTCACAACGGTCCGGTTGCAGAGTATCCATGCGCATTAAGCCATGAATGATGTAAGAGACGCCACCCAGCGCGGCTTTTAATTTTTCCGGCGTTTCTGTGGTAATACGCGTCCCAAATCCGCCTGTCGCCATATTAATAAAACAGGTTTGTTTGTTGACCTGCGCCATATCTATCGCAATGGCGTTACCGGCAATTGCCAGTTTCAGCGCCTTATCCAGTGCCTCAGGAATCCCTACACTGGTGGCAAAATCATTGGCGGTTCCTAATGGCAAAATTCCCAGCGCGGGTATGTCATCCCCCTCACACTGAATCAACGCCGTAGAAACTTCATTAATGGTGCCATCGCCACCACCGGCAATCACCGTTGCGACGCCCAACTTCCGGGCCTCCTCTACATATCGTGCGGCATCGCCTTTCTCCCAGGTGACCCGCACATGGATCGTCATTCCTTCCTCACGCAACAGCATAATTGCTTCGCGCAAGGGTAGATTGTCAGTACTTTTGCCATTAAGAATCAGTAAGCTGGCGGGAAATTCTGCCATGATCGTATGTGCCTTTATGATTGGTCTATAGATAGTGTAGAGCAGAAAAGAAAAGGTGGAGTCAGAACAGGATGAAAGTCGGAGGATAAATAGTCAGTTCAAGTATGGAGGATTCAGTGGTTACCACCAGGAGCTTGCAATGGGGACAGCGAATACTAACGGCAGCCACCGATAAATTTCAAAAAAGAGCATATACCTAATATTCAACTAAACAGTGGCTTCTTCAATATAATATATTAAAGCCTCCATGGAGTTACCCGGAAGGGCCTCCATGTCCGTAATTCCTACTTATGTAGGAAATGTTTTACAGAACATTTATTATAATCCTATTCAATTATAATAATCATGCCATTATTATATTTAAACACTAGAGAGTGTCGTTGGTATTTAATGGGGGAAGGTGAGATGAAAAAGATAGCTGCTATATCATTAATTAGTGTTTTTCTTATGTCTGGTTGTGCTGTGCATAATGATGAGACAAGTATCGGTAAATTTGGTCTTGCATATAAAAGTAATATTCAGCGTAAACTCGATAACCAATACTACACCGAAGCCGAAGCTTCTTTAGCCAGGGGCAGAATATCTGGTGCAGAAAATATAGTAAAAAATGATGCAGCCCATTTCTGTGTTACTCAGGGCAAAAAAATGCAGATAGTTGACCTGAAGACAGAAGGTGCAGGATTACATGGCGTCGCTCGTCTGACATTCAAATGTGGAGAGTGAGAATATTTTTTGGTAAGCGTCAAACATGCGCGTTCTGGTTGTGCTTAGCCGGAACCTGTGCGAGCACGATGCCGTTACGTGAAAGGCATCGTGCTATGAAGGGAGATTCTATCGATGTGGTCAATGGAAGACGGTTATCAGGGATAGGGCTTATGCATAAAAAATAAGCCCGTGTAAGGGAGATTTAGGGTGTCATCAGTAGGGGCTTTCAACGGTACAATGCGGGTTTGAGCGGCATAAATGACCACTGAAAGCCCTTAAACGTTACTCTACTGTGGACACTGTGTGGACACTCTCGGCCTCAGTACCACCTCTCAGCGGATTAAGAGAAATGGCGTCCTGAAGGTACTCTGGAGCAAAATGAGCGTAAACCATAGTTTGCTCAATCCGCGTGTGACCTAGTATCCGTTGTAGCGTGATAATACTTCCTCCATTAATCATGAAATGAGTGGCAAAGCTGTGCCTTAGTGCATGTGTGGCTTGCCCCATTGGCAAATCCGGTTTTATTGCTTTCATTGTTCGTCTGAAGCGAGGGTAATCAGCATCAGGGAATAAAAAACCTCGTTTGTTATCCGCGATCATTTTGGCAACAGCCTCTGAGATCGGGACGGTGCGTGGTTTGTTTGTTTTCGTTTTAACAAACGTGACGCGGTTATGAATGATATTTTCTGCTTTCAAACGAGCTGCTTCTCCCCAACGTGCTCCAGTACTCAGGCAAAGAATCGCAATCTTTTTGTTGTCGCCGTCAAGAGCTGCGAGCAGTAAGGCAATTTCTTCCTGCGTGAGATAGCCTGTGTCTGGTTTTTCCTCCTTAAGCCTTTTTGTCCCTCTGATAGGGTGCTCACCAAAGTATAACTCCGCTTCAATCAGGGCTGTAAACATGCCGCTAATACATGTTAAATCACGATTGATACTCGAAGGTTTAATACCCTGACTTCTTCGGGTGGCGCAGTATTGGCTGATAAGCGATTTCGTAATTTGAAATGCGCATGGGTCATTCGTTATTTTTGTGAAGATTTCAATTTTTCCAAGATTAGATTTCCCATGCTCTTCGTGTTTACCCTTTAAATCCCACCAGATCTGTGTCAGCTCCGACAGACGTCGCTTGTCTGTTGGTTTTGATAGCCATTCTTTATTGTGGTGGTTGTACAACGTGTATTTCTCGAAAGCGACAGCTTCGCTTTTCTTATCAAACTTCCTACGGATGCGTTTTCCATTACGTCCAGTAGGGCGGATGTCCACTTCATATCGACCATCATCGAGTTTTTTGATTGCCATCAGAAAACCCTCCGAGTGGTGTGTTTTTTTGCGACTACTAATCGTTTTTTTCGTGGTGGCTGAAATTTAGCCACCAATAGTAGGCACTTGTGATGAATATATTCACGATGAATTGTTAACCAGTCTTTTGACCGGAGTGGGGCGACGTTGTTTCGTTTTGCCCAAAGTGTGCGAGAGCGGGCGCAATTTGCCCGGACTCAGGAGCGATCTGATTTGTCATGAACCATAAAGTGTATTTGGTGAATTGTGGGGTCTGCAGGATGTTCATCATGACATCTGTTGGAGGTGTTGAACGACCACTTTCATAGTAACTCAGCGTGCCATACGGAACCCCTGTTAAATCAGCAAGTTGTTGTCTGCTCAAATACTCTGATTTTCGCATTAAGACTATCTTCTCGCTTATCGTGTTTGACATGGTGTTTAGATCTCAATAGTATTTAGTTTAGATGTAGATTGTTTAGTGCTTGGATGTGGGCACTAAAAGGCATTATAAGGCATTAAACGCAATTCATGAGGGCTGGAGGACGACATGAGCAAGCAAGTAACACTCATGACTGATGCGATTCCTTATCAGGAGTTCGCAAAACTAATAGGAAAATCGACAGGAGCGGTTCGTCGGATGATCGATAAAGGAAAGCTGCCTGTAATTGATATGACCGATCCACAATCAGCTTCAGGTCGTGCAGGTGAATATTGGGTATATCTTCCGGCATGGAATAACGGACTAAAACTGGCTTATGAAAGCCGCCCTAAAGAGATTCGTGACGGCTGGTTGATGTGGTTAGGTCTTGGTGAACCACGTTAAGGAGAACCGTATGAATGAGCCTCGTTGTATTGCTCAGTTATTGCGTAACGAAAGCCCCAGGGCGATTGACTTCACCATCACCCACGGTAAGGGGCGTAAGGGAATCATTATCCGCACCAAAAAACAGAGTCCGTTAAAAAAGGTTCTGACCTTTCTGAAAAGCCGGAGGGTATGGAAATGACAGTGATGACGCTCAATCTCGTTGAAAAACAGCCAGCAACTATGCGCCGGATAATTGGTAAGCATCTTGCCGTTCCTCGCTGGCAGGATACATGTGATTATTATAATCAGATGATGGAGCGCGAACGGTTAACGGTTTGCTTTCATGCTCAGTTAAAACAGCGTCACGCAACGATGCGTTTTGAAGAAATGAACGATGTCGAACGTGAACGGCTGGTTTGTGCAATTGATGAATTGCGCGGGGCATTCTCAAAACGCCGTCAGGTTGGCGCAAGTGAGTATGCATATATTAGTTTTTTAACAGTCAGTCAGCGTCGCACTTTATTTATGCACGCACGACTGACAGAAAAAGAATTTAACCAGCCATACTGGCGAATTAATGAAGAGTCATGTTACTGGCGTGATGCTTTATTCCGTGCATTACGTGAATTATTCAGCCTGTTTGAGTATGCACCGACAATTCTGACGTCGGTAAAACCAGAGCAATATCTGCATTAAATAATTAACCAGAGTTTTTAACGCACTTAATCGTGCGGGGCTTCTTTTTGCCTGGAGAAAGTCATGCATACAGTTTCTGAAAATCAGTGCGGTAAATACGCATTACTGCTGCAACAGGCCAGAACCGAAGCACAGGCCGACGCTGCGACGCGCTTTTCTTCTCATCTTGACGCCATGATTCGCCATATCACAAAGGCGGAGTTATCCCGCGTGGAGATAGTCGAGCTGCTCAGTCAGGAGTCGGAAAAATTTCACAATATCGGATTGTCTCGCGGGGAGGTGCTTTGATGTCCTGTTCTCATTCAGTTGTATTACTGAATAACGCCTTAAAAATCGCCGTTATGGAAAATGGTGATTTATCTCTTATTCAACTTTGTCTTGATAAAGAAAAACGCGACATAACTGAATCTGTTATCGCGATTTATCAGAATGAATTAAACCTCCTGTCTGATATGGTCAATTTACTTGTTAAACGCGCTGTGTTCCACAAGCAAATTTCCTCAGTGGATGAACTGACAAAATTAACGACAGAACTCGCCAGTTATTGCGCTGATGTATCCAGGAAACTTAACGATAAAAGGAGCTGATAATGCCGGACAACGTAGATTTTATTCAGGAACAACAGGCTGAATTACTGGAGCGCCAGATTAACGCGGCAAGGGTAAAACATTGCGGTGTTTCTGCGCTGGTTTGCGAAGAGTGTGACGCGCCAATACCTGCTGCCCGTCGTGCGGCTTATCCGTCAGCCACGCGTTGTGTTTCCTGCCAGTCAGTCTTTGAAGCAAAAAACAAGCATTACCGGAGAATGGCATGAGTATTCGTATTGAAATTGGCGAACGTTATGTCGTTACCAGTGACAGCTTTCAGTTTATTCTCCACGAGAAAAAGAGAGCGGAAAGCGGTAAAAACGCCGGTCAGGAATGGCTGGCGGTGGTTGGTTATTACCCGAAATTAAGCCAGCTCGTTTCCGGCCTGATGCATCACGATATTCTGACCGGAAGCGCAAAGTCTTTTGCTGATTTAAACGCGCAGGTTGAGCAACTCAGCAAGCGTTGTTCAGAGGCTTTTGGCTCATATGGCCGTTAAAGCCTCCGGGCGTTTTGTCCCTCCGTCAGCATTTGCTGCAGGCACTGGTAAGGCGTTTACCGGTGCTTATGCATGGAACGCGCCACGCGAGGCCGTCGGGCGCGAAAGACCCCTTACACGTGACGAGATGCGTCAGGTGCAAGGTGTTTTATCCACGATTAACCGCCTGCCTTACTTTTTGCGCTCGCTGTTTACTTCACGCTATGACTACATCCGGCGCAATAAAAGCCCGGTGCACGGGTTTTATTTCCTCACATCCACTTTTCAGCGTCGTTTATGGCCGCGCATTGAGCGCGTGAATCAGCGCCATGAAATGAACACCGACGCGTCGTTGCTGTTTCTGGCAGAGCGCGACCAGTATGCGCGCCTGCCGGGAATGAATGACAAGGAGCTGAAAAAGTTTGCCGCCCGAATCTCATCGCAGCTTTTCATGATGTATGAGGAACTCTGCGATGCCTGGGTGGATGCGCATGGCGAAAAAGAATCGCTGTTTACGGATGAGGCGCAGGCACATCTGTATGGTCATGTTGCTGGCGCTGCATGTGCTTTCAATATTTCCCCGCTTTACTGGAAAAAATACCGTAAAGGGCAGATGACCACGAGGCAGGCATATTCTGCCATTGCCCGCCTGTTTAACGATGAGTGGTGGACTCATCAGCTTAAAGGCCAGCGTATGCGCTGGCATGAAGCGTTACTGATAGCTGTCGGGGAGGTCAATAAAGACCGTTCTCCTTATGCCAGTAAACATGCCATTCGTGATGTGCGTGCGCGCCGCCAGGCAAATCTGGAATTTCTTAAATCGTGTGACCTTGAAAACAGGGAAACCGGCGAGCGCATCGACCTTATCAGTAAGGTGATGGGCAGTATTTCTAATCCTGAAATTCGCCGGATGGAGCTGATGAACACCATTGCCGGTATTGAGCGTTACGCCGCTGCAGAGGGTGATGTGGGGATGTTTATCACGCTGACCGCGCCGTCAAAGTATCACCCGACACGTCAGGTCGGAAAAGGCGAAAGTAAAACCGTGCAGCTTAATCACGGCTGGAACGATGAGGCATTTAATCCAAAGGATGCGCAGCGTTATCTCTGCCGTATCTGGAGCCTGATGCGCACGGCATTCAAGGATAATGATTTACAGGTCTACGGTTTGCGTGTCGTCGAGCCACACCACGACGGAACGCCGCACTGGCATATGATGCTTTTTTGTAATCCACGCCAGCGTAACCAGATTATTGAAATCATGCGTCGCTACGCGCTCAAAGAGGATGGAGACGAAAGAGGAGCCGCGCGAAACCGTTTTCAGGCAAAACATCTTAACCGGGGCGGTGCTGCGGGGTATATCGCGAAATACATCTCAAAAAATATCGACGGCTATGCACTGGATGGTCAGCTCGATAATGATACCGACAGACCGCTGAAAGATACTGCCGCGGCTGTTACCGCATGGGCGTCAACGTGGCGCATCCCGCAATTTAAAACGGTTGGTCTGCCGACAATGGGGGCTTACCGTGAACTACGCAAATTGCCTCGCGGCGTCAGCATTGCTGATGAGTTTGACGAGCGCGTCGAGGCTGCACGCGCCGCTGCAGACAGTGGTGATTTTGCGTTGTATATCAGCGCGCAGGGCGGGGCAAATGTCCCGCGCGATTGTCAGACTGTCAGGGTCGCCCGTAGCTCGTCGGATGACGTTAACGAGTACGAGGAAGAAGTCGAGAGAGTGGTCGGCATTTACGCGCCGCATCTCGGCGCGCGTCATATTCATATCACCAGAACCACGGACTGGCGCATTGTGCCGAAAGTGCCGGTCATTGAGCCTTTGACTTTAAAAAGCGGCATCGCCGCGCCTCGGAGTCCTGTCAATAACTGTGGAAAGCTCACCGGTGATGATACTTCGTTACCGGCTCCCACGCCTTCTGAGCACGCCGCAGCAGTGCTTAATCTGGTTGATGACGGTGTTATCGAATGGAATGACCCGGAGGTCGTGAGGGCGCTCAGAAGCGCATTAAAACACGGCCTGAGAAGACCAAACCGTCAGCAAAGAAACGGAAGTCCGTTAAAACCGCATGAAATAGCGCCATCGGCCAGACTGACCAAGTCGGAACGAATGCAAATTACCCGTATCCGCGTTGACCTTGCTCAGAACGGTATCAGGCCGCAGCGATGGGAGCTTGAGGTGCTGGCGCGTGGGGCAACCGTAAATTATGACGGGAAAAAATTCACGTATCCAATCATTGATGAGTGGCCGGGGTTCATAACCAAGTGTGAGTTGGAACATAAGATAAAGTAGGGGGAAGCCATTAACTTTACCCCATTATGGTCATGCTTTGTTATATGCCCGACTAAATGCCGGGCAATGATGGGATTAAATAATAGGCGATTCAGTATTTAATGGATTCAACATCCACAAATGGCTCTGTGGTACAACTTCAAATGGTTTTTTGAAGTCAGCAATGCATTTCCCCGTTTCAAAACTTAACCCGCTATTTTTACTATCTAAGAAACATAATCCAGACAGAACACTTTTGATTTGTACCGCACCTGTTGTTGAAGGTATGAGAGAAAACAGAGTTTTCTTATCTGTCTGATTACACGTCATTTTTAGCAGATTTTTTCCATCAGGAGTCCCTAAACATTGGTCTGTATTTGGGGTTCGAATCATTATCCACCCGCTTTGATCGGTAACAAGAGCTTCAGCTGGTGTTTTTACTGGTACAACTTCCCATCCAGTGATTTCTCTGCCATGCAGATCTAGTCTGTTATGGAGCATCAGGCCACTTTGGAGATTGCGGAATGTGAATAGAGAGTTATTTTCTTTTCCTAACTCATCTATCTGATTATTGACAGCTTCCTGTGATGAGGAGCATCCGGCTATTAGCAACATAGTTACAATAATTATTAATCTCTTCATTATGATAGCCTCTTTTATCGTCTGGAAACGCCAACAGGGTAATGGTCTGAAGACATCTGAGTCCTTCTGGCTCCGTATACAATTCCTGCTTGTAGCGGAAATGGTCTAAAGGCCACAGCGTTTCCTGCTACTGCATAATCTAATGTTCGTTGACTCGTTTGTGTCGGTGCAGCAGGGAAAATAATTTCTGATGCATTTCTTACAGGAACTGTAAGGTTCACCTCTAAATCATCAGGTTCGCGATTAAAATCACCAAGAATCATCCAGTTAATGGCCTGGTGGACTGGGTCTCGGCTGTCACGAAAGAAGCTATAGACTTCTTCAACAAGAGCGGGAGCGTCATTGTTTCGTGTAGCTATCGCATGTGCAGTGAAAAATGCATCATTGCCAATCCGTATGCCAAGCAGTGGCCGCCCACCTTGCCTTACCGGGCGAAGAACAAACACTTCATCGGCCTGCCGATTGCTAACCAGAGCAAGATTGACCCTTCCACCAAAGGCATCAACAGCAGAAAAATATATATATACTTGCTGTGGTCTGCTATTTGTAGACAAGTTCCAGATAAGCTCCCGGACAGGAATGCCTGGGGAAGGAATAACTCTACCTGTATCTACAGCCGTTGATGGCGGAGAACCTGCCTCCTGCACAGCTAAAATATCTACGGCATTTTCACCAGAAATTAATTGTCGGACATTTATATTCCATTTACTTTCAGTAGTGGCGGATGCGCCCTGAAGGTTCCAGGTCGCAACGCGAAAATCAGTTAAATCCGCCTGAGCGTAAAACGATAAAAATACTATCAGAGATATAATATATTTTTTCATTGTTCGCCTCCTGCTGAATGCCTATCTGGTTCTATTGGTAGTGGTGGAAATGGGCGTATTTCTGGCTTAACAATAGTGGCTAGAGCTGGCCTTAATGGTTCGCTTATGGACCACATAAATTCGAAGTTTCTCTCTCCACTTGATGGGCAACGCTCCATTGTTAATGTTGTTGCGTACGGAGATGATGGTGTTCTTTCTAAAAAATTAGCTCTGATGCATAAACCTGTAGACAACGATTTTAACTGGTAATTACCATTGCGTGTTACCATCGGCTGGAAGTCGAAGCGATCTGGTCCAAACTGGCAAGGTGCAGTAGATAGTTGCACACCTCCTTTAAACCCCGGGAAGCTTGTCATACAAGTACCAACGTCTACATTGCGGAACTGTATCGTATTTGGTCTGGTTCCGGGCATAATCTGCCAATTGCGTAGTTCTCCAAATGAATTGGAGTCGCTGATATAATAAGCCCATAATGATGAACCAGCTCCGCGGCTCCACATTGTTAGAACTGAGCCATCCATGTTCATCAAAGATACTGCGGGTGCTGTACCTGGTACCGGGATAGGGATTGGTGCATTTGTGGGAAGTGCAGGTCCAGCCCCGGGTAATGGAAGTCCAGGCTCATCTGGAGAAGGAATTGTTGGTCCTCCCTCTACTTGAGGAGGGAAAACTTTGGGGTCAAGATGAGCTTTGTTCTTTCCTGATGAGCAGCCATTTAATAAAATGGGGAGCAGGATACCAGCTATAAAAATAGGTGTGTATTTATTAGCCATTATTACAGTCCTGTTTATGATAAAGATAGTGAAAATTAATAAAAAATAAAATTATCACATTGGCAAATCTCCTTTGGGCTAGTGTCTTAGTTGTTTGGTTTTCCTTAGGGGTTTTATAGTGAATGTTTTTAAGTGTATTATTTTTGAAGTTACATTTGAGGTTGTGTATTAACAGATAAGACTAAATAAGGGTATGTAACTTAAATGTAATTGTTTTTAAAATGAAAATAATAAGTGTCGTGCTTTTATTTAATGCTTTTGCTTTTTTTATTTAATCGCTTTTGTAATTTATAAAGTTACCGTGAGTGCAAAACGCGATTGATATAGTTATGAATTTACAAATGATGAGCTACAGGTCAATTGTTAGTTCTTATTTATGTGATCTTGATGGTTTTTTGTTAATAATGTTATTGTGATCGTATAGGTTGTGTGTTACTGGTCTAATTTTCTATCGCTGTTTTTTGTTGTGAGTGTCTGATGGCATGAATTTGCATGTGTCAAAAGTTGCTTTTATTGTCAGTTATCGTCAGTGCTGGCGTGCTCTTGGAGTGTCCATGCACCTGCATTAAAACCGCCCCGTGAAGCGGGCGGGCGAGGCGGGGAAAGCACTGCGCGCTGGCGGTGGTGCTGATTTTATTTTTTCAGCGTCTGAGCGCGTCGTGATGGCGTTTAGATTGTTAGCCGGGGCGTTGGTGTGTCTGCGGGCTGTTTTGTGCGGTGGTGAGCGTGTGAGGGCGTGATGACGGGGTGTAAAAAAGCCGCCCGCAGGCGGCGATGTTCAGCCGTTGTCAGTGTCCAGTGAGTAGTTTTTAAAGCGGATGACCTCCTGACCGAGCCAGCCGTTTATCTCGCGGATCCTGTCCTGTAACGGGATAAGCTCATTGCGGACAAAGACCTTTGCCACTTTCTCAATATCACCCAGCGACCCGACGTTCTCCGGCTTGCCGCCCATCAACTGAAAAGGGATGCGGTGCGCGTCCAGCAGGTCTGCGGCGCTGGCTTTTTTGATATTAAAAAAATCGTCCTTCGTTGCCACTTCACTGAGCGGGATAATTTTAATACCGTCGGCTTTTCCCTGTGGGGCGTAGAGAAACAGGTTTTTAAAGTTGTTGCGGCCTTTCGACTTCACCATGTTTTCGCGAAGCATTTCGATATCGTTGCGATCCTGCACGGCATCGGTGACGTACATGATGTATCCGGCATGTGCGCCGTTTTCGTAATACTTGCGGCGGAACAGCGTGGCCGACTCATTCAGCCAGGCAGAGTTAAGGGCGCTGAGATATTCCGGCAGGCCGTACAGCTCCTGATTGATATCCGGCTCCAGCAGGTGAAACACGGAGCCGGGCGCGAAAGGTGTCGGCTCGTTGAAGGATGGCACCCACCAGTAAACATCCTCCTCCACGCCACGGCGGGTATATTTTGCCGGTGAGGTTTCCAGTCTGATGACCTTACCGGTAGTGCTGTAGCGCTTTTCCAGAAACGCATTACCGAACACCAGAAAATCCAGCACAAAGCGGCTGAAATCCTGCTGGGAAAGCCACGGGTGCGGGATAAACGTTGAGGCCAGAATATTACGTTTGACGTAAATCGGTGAGCTGTGATGCACGGCAGCACGCAGGCTTTTTGCCAGACCGGTAAAGCTGACCGGTGGCTCATACCATCTGCCGTTACTGATGCACTCGACGTAATCCAGAATATCACGGCGGTCGAGTACCGGCACCGGCTCACCAAAGGTGAATGCCTCCATTTTCGGGGCGCTGGCAGTCATTGTTTTCACCGCTGGCTGCGGTGTTTTCCCTTTTTTCTTACTCATCAGTAAAACTCCAGAATGGTGGATGTCAGCGGAGTGCTGATACCGGCGGTGAGTGGCTCATTTAACAGGGCGTGCATGGTCGCCCAGGCGAGGTCGGCGTGGCTGGCTTCCTCGCTGCGGCTGGCCTCATAGGTGGCGCTGCGTCCGCTGCTGGTCATGGTCTTGCGGATAGCCATGAACGAGCTGGTGATGTCGGTGGCGCTGACGTCATATTCCAGACAGCCACGGCGGATAACGTCTTTTGCCTTGAGCACCATTGCAGTTTTCATTTCCGGCGTGTAGCGGATATCGCGCGCGGCGGGATAGAACGAGCGCACGAGCTGGAACACGCCGACACCGAGGCCGGTGGCATCAATACCGATGTATTCGACGTTGTATTTCTCGGTGAGTTTGCGGATGGATTCAGCCTGAGTGGCAAAGTCCATGCCTTTCCACTGGTGACGCTCAAGTATTCTGAATTTGCCACCGGCCACCACCGGCGGTGCCAGCACCACGCATCCGGCGCTGTCGCCACGGTGTGACGGGTCGTAACCAATCCATACCGGACGTGAGCCGAACGGATTGGCGGCAAACGGAGCATAGTCTTCCCATTCTTCCAGCGTGTCGACCATGCAGCGTTGCAGCTCCTCGAACGGGAACACCGACGCCTTGTCGTCAACAAATTCACACATGAACAGGTTTTTAAAATCGTCGGCGCTGTTTTCACGTTTGAGCTGCTCAATGTCGAACAGCGTGCAGCCGCCTTTCAGGGCGTCCTCAATGGTGACAATCTGCCGCCACTGGCCGTCCGCACAGAGAAGCCCACCGGCAAGGGCGTTATGACTGACGTCGATTTCCACGCGTTCGGCGGCGCTGGCGCGTCCCCGGTTAAACAGTTCACCCGACCAGAACGGGTAGGCGTCGTGCGCCAGTGTGGACGGGGTGGAGAAATAGGTCGAGCGCAGGTGACTCTGTGAGGCCATACCTGATGCCACCTTACGCAGTACCTGAAAATTCGGGATCCAGAAAATCTCGTCGACGTACAGGTCGCCGTTATGGCTCTGCGCGGTGTTGGAGTTGGTGCCGAGAAAAATCAGTTTTGCGCCGTTATTGCCCAGGACAATTGGGTCACCGGTCAGGTCAACGTCAACCAGCCGGGCAAAGGCGATGATGTATTCGCGGAACACATACGCCTGCGTTTTACTGGCCGACAGAAAAATCTGGTTATGACCGGTTTTCAGGGCGCGCAGCAGCGCCTCGCGGGAAAAATAAAACGTCGCGCCAATCTGGCGGGATTTCAGGATATCGCGGATGCGGTGCTCAAGCCCTGCGCGATACCAGTGCAACTGATATTCGAAAGACTGCTCAAAGAAAATCTGCTCCAGCTTTTCGATGGCTTCGTCGCTGAAAAAATTCTTTTTCGGTTTGCGCCGCCCGCCTTTGTTGCGGTTAGCGATGTTCGGATTAAGGTCTGCCTCGTTGCCGGTCTGACTGTAGCGGTTGACCCGTGCCAGTCGTTCAATCTGGCGTCCCAGCAGGTCAATTTCCTTGAAGTCACCGCCGGTTTTCTGCGGTTTGATGATGAGCTGGGTCAGCCGCGCTTCCAGACTCATTTCGACACGGCTGATGGGGGCAACGCTGTCCCAGTCGTCGCGCTGTTTCCAGCTCTGCACCGTCGGGCGTTTCATCTGCAACATGGCGGCAATCTGCGGCACGGAAAACCCCTGCCAGTACAGCAGCGCCGCCTGACGACGCGGGTCGTGTAAAAGAGTGGTGTCTGTGGTGATGGTCATGAATACCTCGCCGTGATGAATACACGGCAAGGCTACTGAGTCGCGCCCCGCGATTCGCTAAGGTGCTGTTGTGTCAGTGATAAGCCATCCGGGACTGATGGCGGAGGATGCGCATCGTCGGGAAACTGATGCCGACATGTGACTCCTCTAATCACTATTCAGGACTCCTGACAATGGCAAAAAAAGTCTCAAAATTCTTTCGTATCGGCGTTGAGGGTGACACCTGTGACGGGCGTGTCATCAGTGCGCAGGATATTCAGGAAATGGCCGAAACCTTTGACCCGCGAGTCTATGGTTGCCGCATTAACCTGGAACATCTGCGCGGCATCCTGCCTGACGGTATTTTTAAGCGTTATGGCGATGTGGCCGAACTGAAGGCCGAAAAGATTGACGATGATTCGGCGCTGAAAGGCAAATGGGCGCTGTTTGCGAAAATCACCCCGACCGATGACCTTATCGCGATGAACAAGGCCGCGCAGAAGGTCTACACCTCAATGGAAATTCAGCCGAACTTTGCCAACACCGGCAAATGTTATCTGGTGGGTCTGGCCGTCACCGATGACCCGGCAAGCCTCGGCACGGAATATCTGGAATTCTGCCGCACGGCAAAACACAACCCCCTGAACCGCTTCAAATTAAGCCCTGAAAACCTGATTTCAGTGGCAACGCCTGTTGAGCTGGAATTTGAAGACCTGCCTGAAACCGTGTTCACCGCCCTGACCGAAAAGGTGAAGTCCATTTTTGGCCGCAAACAGGCCAGCGATGACGCCCGTCTGAATGACGTGCATGAAGCGGTGACCGCTGTTGCTGAACATGTGCAGGAAAAACTGAGCGCCACTGAGCAGCGCCTCGCTGAGATGGAAACCGCCTTTTCTGCACTTAAGCAGGAGATGACTGACAAGGCGGATGAAACCAGCCAGGCATTCAGCCGCCTGAAAAACAGTCTCGACCACACCGAAAGTCTGACCCAGCAGCGCCGCAGCAAGGCCACCGGCGGTGGCGGTGATGCCCTGATGACGAACTGCTGACCGGCGTCAGTCAGTCCGGGAAAACCTTCACGATTAACCCTTAATTTCAGGAAAAACTATGCGCCAGGAAACCCGCTTTAAATTTAATGCCTACCTGTCCCGTGTTGCCGAACTGAACGGCATCGACGCCGGTGATGTGTCGAAAAAATTCACCGTTGAACCGTCGGTCACCCAGACCCTGATGAACACCATGCAGGAGTCCTCTGATTTTCTGACCCGCATCAACATTGTGCCGGTCAGCGAAATGAAAGGGGAAAAAATTGGTATCGGTGTCACCGGCTCAATCGCCAGCACCACCGACACTGCCGGTGGCACCGAGCGTCAGCCGAAGGACTTCTCGAAGCTGGCGTCAAACAAGTACGAATGCGACCAGATTAACTTCGATTTTTATATCCGCTACAAAACGCTTGACCTGTGGGCGCGTTATCAGGATTTCCAGCTCCGTATCCGTAACGCCATTATCAAACGCCAGTCCCTTGATTTAATCATGGCCGGTTTTAACGGCGTGAGGCGTGCCGAAACCTCTGACCGCAGCAGTAACCAGATGCTGCAGGATGTGGCGGTCGGCTGGCTGCAGAAATACCGCAATGAAGCCCCGGCGCGCGTGATGAGCAAGGTTACTGACGAGGAAGGTCACACGACCTCTGAGGTCATCCGCGTGGGTAAGGGCGGTGATTATGCCAGCCTTGATGCACTGGTGATGGATGCGACCAACAACCTGATTGAACCGTGGTATCAGGAAGACCCTGACCTTGTGGTGATTGTGGGGCGTCAGCTACTGGCGGACAAGTATTTCCCCATCGTTAACAAGGAGCAGGATAACAGCGAAATGCTGGCCGCTGACGTCATCATCAGCCAGAAACGCATCGGTAACCTGCCGGCGGTACGCGTCCCGTACTTCCCGGCGGATGCGATGCTCATCACGAAGCTGGAAAACCTGTCCATCTACTACATGGATGACAGCCATCGCCGCGTGATTGAGGAAAACCCGAAACTCGACCGCGTGGAGAACTACGAGTCAATGAACATTGATTACGTGGTGGAAGACTACGCCGCCGGTTGTCTGGTGGAAAAAATCAAGGTCGGTGATTTCTCCACACCGGCTAAGGCGACCGCAGAGCCGGGAGCGTAACCGATGACGAGTCCCGCACAGCGCCACATGATGCGGGTCTCGGCAGCGATGACCGCGCAGCGGGAAGCCGCCCCGCTGCGACATGCAACTGTCTATGAGCAGATGCTGGTTAAGCTCGCCGCAGACCAGCGCACACTGAAAGCGATTTATTCAAAAGAGCTGAAGGCCGCGAAAAAACGCGAACTGCTGCCGTTCTGGTTGCCGTGGGTGAACGGCGTGCTGGAGCAGGGCAAAGGTGCACAGGATGACATTCTGATGACGGTCATGCTGTGGCGTCTGGATACCGGCGATATTGCCGGTGCGCTGGAGATTGCCCGTTATGCCCTGAAATACGGTCTGACCATGCCGGGGAAACACCGCCGCACCCCGCCGTACATGTTCACCGAGGAAGTGGCGCTCGCGGCCATGCGCGCTCACGCTGCCGGTGAATCCGTGGAACCCCGCCTGCTGACGGAGACCCTTGAACTGACTGCCACGGCAGACATGCCTGATGAAGTGCGCGCAAAGCTGCACAAAATCACCGGTCTGTTTCTGCGTGACGCTGGTGATGCCGCAGGTGCGCTGGCTCACCTGCAACGTGCGACACAGCTCGACTGTCAGGCAGGCGTCAAAAAAGAGATTGAACGACTGGAGCGGGAGCTGAAACCGAAGCCGGAGCCGCAGCCAAAAGCGGCCACCCGCGCCCCGCGTAAGACCCGGAGTGCGACACCGGCAAAACGTGGACGCCCGAAAAAGAAAGCCAGTTAACAACCGAATGCGCCCCGCGCCAGGGCGGCACGCCGGTCAGTGACGGTGAATCACCTGACACTGCACCGGCGTCCACCGCCCGACTTTTCAGAGGTAGTCATGATGACGCTGATTATTCCGCGAAAGGAGGCTCCCGTGTCCGGTGAGGGTACGGTGGTCATCCCGCAACCGGCAGGCGACGAGCCGGTGATTAAAAACACGTTCTTTTTTCCCGATATCGACCCGAAGCGCGTCCGGGAACGTATGCGCCTTGAGCAGACCGTCGCCCCCGCCCGTCTGCGTGAGGCCATCAAGTCAGGCATGGCGGAGACGAATGCGGAGCTGTACGAGTACCGCGAACAGAAAATTGCCGCCGGTTTTACGCGTCTGGCGGACGTTCCGGCGGACGACATCGACGGTGAAAGCATCAAAGTTTTTTACTACGAGCGCGCCGTGTGTGCGATGGCGACCGCGTCGCTTTATGAGCGTTATCGCGGCGTGGATGCCAGTGCGAAAGGCGACAAGAAGGCTGACAGCATTGACAGCACCATTGATGAACTTTGGCGGGATATGCGCTGGGCGGTGGCGCGTATCCAGGACAAGCCGCGCTGCATCGTGAGTCAAATCTGATGAAGACCTTTGCGCTACAGGGCGACACGCTCGACGCCATTTGTGTCCGGTATTACGGGCGCACTGAGGGCGTGGTCGAAGCCGTGCTCGCCGCAAATCCGGGACTGGCTGAACTGGGCGCGGTGCTGCCGCACGGCACCGCCGTCGAACTGCCCGACGTTCAGACCGCGCCCGTGGCTGAAACTGTCAATCTGTGGGAGTAACGCATGACAGCAGAAGAAAAAAGCGTCCTGTCGCTTTTCATGATTGGGGTGCTGATTGTTGTCGGCAAGGTGCTTGCCGGTGGTGAACCCATCACCCCGCGTCTGTTTATCGGGCGCATGTTGCTCGGTGGTTTTGTCTCGATGGTTGCCGGTGTTGTTCTGGTGCAGTTTCCTGACCTGTCACTGCCTGCGGTGTGCGGTATCGGCTCCATGCTGGGTATCGCCGGTTATCAGGTGATTGAGATTGCCATTCAGCGCCGTTTTAAGGGCAGGGGGAAACAGTAATGCCGGTAATTAACACGCATCAGAATATCGCGGCCTTTCTCGACATGCTGGCCGTGTCCGAAGGGACGGCGAATCATCCGCTGACGAAAAACCGGGGCTATGACGTGATAGTCACCGGACTGGACGGGAAGCCGGAAATTTTCACTGACTACAGTGACCACCCGTTCGCGCATGGCCGACCGGCGAAGGTGTTTAACCGTCGCGGTGAAAAATCCACGGCCTCCGGTCGCTATCAGCAGCTTTACCTGTTCTGGCCGCACTACCGCAAACAGCTTGCCCTGCCGGATTTCAGTCCGTTGTCACAGGACAGGCTCGCCATTCAGTTGATCCGCGAACGCGGTGCACTGGATGACATCCGGGCGGGACGCATTGAGCGCGCCATTTCACGCTGTCGCAATATCTGGGCGTCCCTGCCGGGTGCCGGTTACGGTCAGCGTGAGCATTCACTGGAAAAACTGGTCACCGTCTGGCGTACCGCTGGAGGCGTACCGGCTTAAACGGAGTAAACACCATGAAGAAATTATCCCTTTCACTGATGCTGAACGTGTCGCTGGCGCTGATGCTGGCACTGTCCCTGATTTACCCGCAGAGCGTGGCCGTCAGTTTTGTCGCCGCCTGGGCGATTCTGGCGACGGTTATCTGTGTGGTTGCCGGTGGTGTCGGCGTGTATGCCACTGAGTATGTGCTGGAACGCTACGGGCGGGAGCTGCCGCCGGAATCGCTGACCGTGAAGATTGTCACGTCGCTGTTTTTGCAGCCGGTGCCGTGGCGCAGACGGGCGGCGGCTCTGGTAGTGATGGTGGCGACGTTTATCTCGCTGGTCGCTGCCGGGTGGATTTTTACTGCGCTGATTTACCTCGTGGCGTCGGTGTTCTTCCGGCTGATACGTACGGCCTGCCGTCAGCGTTTTGAGGGGCGGGAACCATGTCAAAGCTGATGATTGTGCTGGTTGTGTTGTTATCACTGGCGGTGGCCGGTCTGTTTCTGGTGAAACACAAAAATGCCAGCCTGCGCGCCTTGCTGGACAGGGCGAACAACGTCGCCAGTGAACAGCAGACGACCATTACCATGCTGAAAAACCAGCTTCATGTTGCCCTTACCAGGGCAGACAAAAACGAGCTGGCGCAGGTGGCACTGCGTCAGGAACTGGAGAACGCCGCGAAACGTGAAGCACAGCGCGAGAAAACCATCACGAGGTTACTTAATGAAAACGAGGATTTTCGCCGCTGGTATGGCGCTGACCTGCCTGATGCTGTGCGCCGGTTGCACCAGCGCCCGGCCTGCGCCGACGCCAGTGATTGTCCACAACGCCTGCCCGAAAGTGAGTCTTTGCCCGATGCCGGGCAGTGACCCGCAGACGAACGGCGATTTAAGTGCCGATATCCGGCAGCTTGAGAGCGCGCTGGCACGCTGTGCCAGCCAGGTAAAAATGATTAAACACTGTCAGGACGAAAACGATGCTCAAACCCGACAGCCTGCGCAGGGCGCTGACTGATGCCGTCACGGTGCTGAAAACCAGTCCAGAGATGCTGCGGATATTCGTGGATAACGGGAGTATTGCCTCCACACTGGCGACGTCGCTGTCATTCGAAAAGCGTTACACGCTCAATGTGATTGTGACCGACTTTACCGGTGATTTTGACCTGCTCATCGTGCCGGTGCTGGCGTGGCTGCGGGAAAATCAGCCCGACATCATGACCACCGACGAAGGCCAGAAAAAGGGCTTCACGTTTTATGCGGACATCAACAATGACAGCAGCTTTGATATCAGCATCAGCCTGATGCTGACTGAGCGCACGCTGGTCAGTGAGGTTGACGGCGCGCTGCATGTGAAGAATATCCCGGAACCCCCGCCGCCGGAGCCGGTCACCCGCCCGATGGAGCTTTATATCAATGGTGAACTGGTGAGTAAGTGGGATGAATGAGTTTAAGCGTTTTGAAGACCGGCTGACCGGACTGTTTGAGTCGCTGTCACCGTCAGGGCGTCGGCGACTGAGCGCCGAACTGGCGAAACGTCTGCGTCAGAGTCAGCAGCGCCGGGTGATGGCACAGAAAGCCCCGGACGGCACACCCTACGCACCACGCCAGCAGCAGAGCGCCAGAAAAAAGACCGGTCGCGTTAAGCGAAAAATGTTTGCGAAACTTATCACCAGTCGTTTTTTGCATATCCGCGCCAGCCCGGAACAGGCATCAATGGAGTTTTACGGCGGGAAGTCACCGAAAATCGCCAGTGTGCATCAGTTCGGTCTGTCGGAAGAAAACCGGAAAGACGGTAAGAAAATTGATTATCCGGCGCGTCCTCTGCTCGGCTTTACCGGTGAGGATGTGCAGATGATTGAAGAGATTATCCTGGCTCACCTCGACCGTTAGTTGTGCCATTCCCGACACCTCATCGTCACATTGCCGCCGGTATGACCCGGCGGCATCCTTCCCGTTATGAACACTCTCGCAAATATCCAGGAACTCGCGCGCGCACTGCGCAACATGATTCGCACCGGCCTTGTCGTCGAAACCAACCTTAAAGCCGGTCGCTGCCGTGTGCAGACCGGCGGCATGTGCACCGACTGGCTTCAGTGGCTGACCCATCGTGCCGGGCGTTCGCGCACATGGTGGGCACCTTCCGTGGGGGAGCAGGTGCTGATTCTGGCCGTGGGCGGTGAACTTGACACGGCGTTTGTTCTGCCGGGGATTTATTCCAGCGATAACCCCGCGCCGTCTGCGTCGGCGGATGCCCTGCATATCCGTTTCCCTGACGGGGCGGTGATTGAGTATGAACCCGAAACCAGTGCACTCACGGTAAGCGGAATTAAAACGGCCAGCGTGACGGCTTCTGATTCTGTTACTGCCACGGTACCGGTGGTCACGGTGAAAGCGTCAACCCGTGTCACCCTGGACACACCGGAAGTGGTCTGCACTAACAAACTGACTACCGGCACGCTGGAAGTACAGAAGGGCGGGACGATGCGCGGCAACATTGAACACACCGGCGGTGAACTCTCATCAAACGGTAAGGTACTGCATACCCACAAACACCCCGGCGACAGCGGCGGCACAACCGGGAGTCCTTTATGACAGCGCGTTATCTCGGAATGAATCGCAGTGATGGCCTGACTGTCACTGACCTTGAGCATATCAGCCAGAGTATCGGCGATATCCTGCGTACCCCCGTCGGCTCACGGGTGATGCGTCGTGATTACGGCTCGTTGCTGGCGTCAATGATTGACCAGCCGCAGACCCCGGCGCTTGAGTTGCAGATTAAGGTCGCCTGTTACATGGCGGTGCTGAAATGGGAACCCCGCGTCACCCTGTCATCCGTCACCACTGAGCGCAGTTTTGACGGGCGAATGACGGTCACGTTAACCGGCCAGCACAACGACACCGGCCAGCCACTTTCGTTAACCATCCCTGTGAGTTGAAACCATGCCGATTATCGACCTGAACCAGCTACCCGCACCGGATGTGGTCGAGGAGCTGGACTTTGAAACCATTCTTGCTGAACGCAAGGCGACACTGATTTCCCTTTACCCGGAAGACCAGCAGGAGGCGGTCGCCCGTACCCTGACGCTGGAATCCGAGCCTATCGTCAAACTGCTGGAGGAAAACGCTTATCGTGAGCTTATCTGGCGTCAGCGTGTGAATGAGGCTGCACGGGCGGTGATGCTGGCTTGTGCTGCCGGTAATGACCTTGATGTGATTGGTGCCAATTACAACACCACGCGCCTGACTATCACCCCGGCAGATGATTCGACTATCCCGCCGACACCGGCAGTGATGGAGTCTGACACCGATTATCGTCTGCGTATTCAGCAGGCGTTTGAGGGCTTAAGCGTCGCCGGGTCGGTGGGAGCCTATCAGTATCATGGTCGCAGTGCCGACGGGCGTGTCGCGGATATCTCTGTCACCAGTCCGTCTCCGGCCTGCGTCACCATCTCCGTGCTGTCACGTGAAAATAACGGTGTCGCATCCGAAGACCTGCTGGCCGTGGTGCGTAACGCCCTGAATGGCGAGGACGTCAGACCGGTGGCCGACCGCGTGACCGTGCAGTCTGCTGCCATCGTTGAATACCAGATAAACGCCACGCTTTACCTTTACCCTGGCCCCGAAAGCGAACCCATTCGCGCTGCCGCCGTGAAAAAACTGGAAGCGTATATCACGGCACAGCACCGGCTGGGGCGCGACATCCGTCTGTCTGCCATTTATGCCGCTTTGCATGTGGAAGGCGTGCAGCGTGTCGAACTGACTGCACCGCTGGCCGACATCGTGCTCAACAGTACGCAGGCGTCTTTCTGTACCGAATACCGCGTCGTGACCGGAGGCTCGGATGAGTGATTCGCGACTGCTGCCGACTGGCTCATCACCGCTTGAAGTTGCCGCCGCAAAAGCCTGTGCGGAAATTGAAAAAACGCCGGTCAGTATTCGTGAGCTGTGGAACCCGGATACCTGCCCGGCAAATCTGCTGCCGTGGCTGGCGTGGTCATTTTCGGTTGACCGCTGGGATGATAAGTGGCCGGAAGCGACAAAACGCGCTGTTATCCGCGATGCGTATTTCATTCACTGCCATAAGGGCACTATTGGTGCGATTCGCCGTGTGGTGGAGCCGCTCGGCTATCTGATTGAGGTGAGGGAGTGGTGGCAGCTCAACGAGGAGCCGGGGACGTTCCGCATCGTTGTTGGCGTGCTTGAGCAGGGTATTACCGAGGAAATGTATCAGGAGCTGGAGCGTCTCGTTGCTGATGCAAAACCTGCAAGCCGCCATCTGATGGGACTGGCTATCAGTTTAAGTACAACCGGCAACATTTTTGCCGGTGCGGGATGCTATCACGGCGACGCCCTGACGGTTTATCCCTACACCCCAGAGGCCATTATTGTCGGAGGGGATTATTTCCCGGCCTCGGCCATTCATTTAATTGATAACCTGAGAGTAAACGCATGACAGTGAAATACTACGCCATTCTGACTAATCAGGGCGCAGCACGGCTGGCTAACGCGACGATGCTCGGCAGTAAGCTGAATCTGACGCAAATGGCCGTTGGTGATGCGAATGGTGTCTTGCCGACACCAGACCCGGCACAGACAAAACTGATTAACCAGAAACGCATCGCGCCGCTGAATCTTCTGAGTGTTGACCCGAACAACCAGAGCCAGATTATTGCGGAGCAAATCATCCCTGAGAACGAGGGCGGATTCTGGATCCGTGAGATTGGGCTTTATGATGATGAAGGCGTACTCATTGCGGTGGCGAACTGCCCGGAAACGTACAAACCGCAGTTGCAGGAAGGCAGTGGTCGTACCCAGACTATCCGCATGATTCTGGTTGTCACGAATACCGAAGCCATCACGCTGAAAATCGACCCGTCGGTGGTACTGGCGACCCGTAAATACGTGGATGATGAAGTCCTGGAATTAAGGCTGTATGTGGATGAACAGATGAGAAACCACATTGCCGCACAGGATCCTCATACCCAGTATGCACAGAAACATAATCCGACATTTACCGGAGAACCAAAAGCGCCGACGCCTGCCGCAGGAAATAACACCACGCGGATTGCGACCACTGCGTTTGTTCAGGCGGCTATTACCGCTCTGATTAATGGTGCGCCTGCCACGCTGGACACACTGAAAGAAATTGCCGCAGCCATTAACAATGACCCGAAATTCAGCACCACCATTAACAATGCGCTGTCAGGTAAGCAGCCACTGGATGAGACGCTGACTCATTTGAGTGGAAAGGATGTTGCCGGTCTTCTCGCATACCTTGGTTTGGGAGAAGGTTCGGCATTACCTGTTGGTGTACCTGTTCCATGGCCTTCAGCCACTCCGCCGACAGGCTGGCTGAAATGCAACGGTGCAGCTTTTTCTGCTGAAGAATACCCGGAACTGGCAAAGGCTTATCCGACAAATAAATTGCCTGATTTACGTGGTGAGTTTATTCGTGGCTGGGATGACGGGCGTGGAGCTGACAGTGGTCGGGGATTATTAAGCTTTCAAAAAGCCACTCTGGTTGAAAGTTTTGGTCTGGTCAGGTCACCAACCACTGGCTCTTATCGTCTGGTTACCAGACCGACAGAAACTGTTTCTGATAATACGTCTAACTATATGACGACTGATTATGATTCCCGTGAAGGTTTATATTCCCCTGCAACAGCATACCCCTCTATCGAATTGCCACCAACTGGAGCAGGCGCAGGGGCTGGTTTTAGGGTTCGACCAAGGAATATTGCATTTAACTATATTGTGAGGGCTGCATAATGGATAACGCCATATTAAATAGCGAGATTATCGCCACCAAAGCAGGGAATATTACCGTCTATAACTATGATGGTGAAACTCGAGAATATATTTCCACTTCAAATGAATATCTTGCTGTTGGCGTCGGTATCCCTGCATATTCCTGTTTAGATGCCCCTGGCACACATAAGGCGGGTTATGCTATCTGCCGTTCGATAGATTTAAACTCATGGGAATATGTGCCAGACCATCGCGGTGAAATCGTCTATAACACCGAAACGGGAGACGCCAAAGAAATCACAACTCCGGGTGATTACCCCGAAAAAACAACCACTATCGCCCCGTTAACGCCATACGATAAATGGGATGGTGAAAAATGGGTGACAGATACTGAGGCACAACACGGTGCCGCAGTAGACGCGGCAGAAGCACAGCGCCAGTCACTGATTGATGCAGCAATGGCTTCCATCAGTCTGATTCAACTGAAATTGCAGGCCGGACGTAAACTGACGCAGGCAGAAACAACCAGACTTAACGCTGTGCTGGATTACATTGACGCGGTGACGGCAACAGATACCAGCACCGCGCCGGATGTCATCTGGCCTGAACTGCCGGAGGCGTAGGCCATTCAATATCTGGCGCACCGGAAGTATCGATCAGCTCCAGTGCGTCCAGATAATCCAGCCACAAATTATATTGCGCCAGTTCATCACCTTTCAGACGACCAATAGCGGCTTTGCCGGGCCATTGCTTACTGTTCATGTATTCGTTGGCCTGGTTAATTAGTAGCTGTCTTTCTGATTCAGTAATTTCAATAAGTTCTTCATGCGTGGGTGGAGGAATATCTGCCCACGCAGGCAGCCCATCACCTCCGGCAATACGGATTTTTCCTTGTGGCGGTTCAGCCATAAACTCACTGATAATATTTTGATTCACTTCCTTAGCATCTGATAAATCCCATCCCTCTGATTTATATTTATCAATCATATCCACAGGGAAAAAAGCATTATACCTTGCGCTATAAACATATTCGTTCATATAAATCACCCTGAATAAAATTACTCACCAACAGCCCACCAACTGTAATTCATCGATACCGTGTCGCTGGTTGATGACGTTCTGTAAGCAGAATTAAAGCCGGTTAACGTTGGGCCTTCTGCAGTCATCACGAACCCTCGCCCAGCGCCTAAAGGCGCACCGCCATCACCAGAATGAGTAAGCATGGCGCAGTCCGCTTTTTTGGGGAAAGGGATGCTGAATGTAATTCTCATTGTTTGCGTCGATAATGTCGGCGTAATCGCACCACGACCATATTGCAGGATTTTCCCGTTGGGTAATTTCATCCATCCATCACCACTGGCAAACGAGGCCATGTCCGGTATCTGATTTTCCCCTGTTCCCACATCCCGTTTTGCCGCTTCTCCCAAACCAACGTTTATGAAAATGCAGAGATAACGGGCAAGTGGCATCATCTCCGGTTTTTATTCAGGGGGATGCTCATGCTTATTGGCTATGTACGCGTGTCAACAAATGACCAGAACACGGAATTGCAGCGTAATGCGCTGGAGTGCGCAGGATGTGAGCTGATTTTTGAGGATAAAATCAGCGGCACGAAGTCCGACAGGCCGGGGCTGAAAAAACTGCTCAGAACATTATCGGAAGGTGACACTCTGGTAGTCTGGAAGCTGGACCGGCTGGGGCGTAGTATGCGGCATCTGGTCATTTTGGTTGAGGAGCTGCGCGAACGCGGCATTAATTTTCGCAGCCTGACGGATGTCATTGATACCAGCACGCCGATGGGGCGTTTTTTCTTTCATGTGATGGGTGCCCTGGCTGAAATGGAGCGAGAACTCATTGTCGAGCGGACACGCGCCGGACTGGAAGCGGCCAGAGCCAAAGGTCGTATTGGTGGCAGACGTCCGAAACTCACCGCGAGTGAGTGGGAGCAGGCCGGGCGGTTGCTGGCTTCAGGGGAATCTCGTCAACGTGTAGCGCTGATTTTTGATATTGGCCTGTCCACGCTCTATAAAAAATTCCCCTCATCAGCGACAAAGAATAAATTGTGTCATCCCTTAACCAACCGGGACAAATAGCCTGACATCTCCGGCACAACTGAAAATACCACTCACCCATTAACCACGGAGTTAAACGGATGAGTGACTATCATCACGGCGTGCAGGTGCTGGAGATTAACGACGGCACCCGTGTCATTTCCACCGTATCCACTGCCATTGTCGGCATGGTCTGCACGGCCAGCGATGCGGATGCGGAAACCTTCCCCCTCAATAAACCGGTGCTGATTACCAATGTGCAGAGCGCAATTGCAAAGGCCGGTAAAAAAGGCACGCTGGCGGCATCGTTGCAGGCCATCGCCGACCAGTCAAAACCGGTCACCGTTGTCGTGCGTGTGGAAGACGGCACCGGCGACGACGAGGAAACGAAACTCGCGCAGACCGTTTCCAATATCATCGGCACCACCGACGAAAACGGTCAGTACACCGGACTAAAAGCCCTGCTGGCGGCGGAGTCGGTAACCGGTGTTAAACCGCGTATTCTCGGTGTGCCGGGACTGGATACCAAAGAGGTGGCTGTTGCACTGGCATCCGTCTGTCAGAAGCTGCGCGCTTTCGGGTATATCAGCGCATGGGGCTGTAAAACCATTTCCGAGGTGAAAGCCTACCGTCAGAATTTCAGCCAGCGTGAGCTGATGGTCATCTGGCCGGATTTCCTCGTATGGGATACGGTCACCAGTACCACCGCCACCGCGTATGCCACCGCCCGTGCGCTGGGGCTGCGCGCTAAAATCGACCAGGAGCAGGGCTGGCATAAAACGCTGTCCAATGTCGGGGTGAACGGTGTTACCGGCATCAGCGCCTCTGTATTCTGGGATTTGCAGGAGTCCGGTACTGATGCTGACCTGCTTAACGAGTCAGGCGTCACAACGCTGATTCGCCGCGACGGTTTCCGCTTCTGGGGTAACCGTACCTGCTCTGATGACCCGCTGTTCCTCTTTGAAAACTACACCCGCACCGCGCAGGTGCTGGCCGATACGATGGCTGAGGCGCACATGTGGGCGGTGGACAAGCCCATCACCGCAACGCTGATTCGCGACATCGTTGACGGCATCAATGCCAAATTCCGAGAGCTGAAAACAAACGGCTATATCGTGGATGCGACCTGCTGGTTCAGCGAAGAATCCAACGATGCGGAAACCCTCAAGGCCGGAAAACTGTATATCGACTACGACTATACACCGGTGCCTCCTCTTGAAAATCTGACCCTGCGCCAGCGTATTACCGATAAATACCTGGCAAATCTGGTCACCTCGGTTAACAGCAATTAAGGAGCCTGACCGATGGCAATGCCGCGCAAACTCAAGTTAATGAACGTCTTTCTGAACGGCTACAGCTATCAGGGCGTCGCGAAGTCCGTCACGCTACCAAAACTGACCCGTAAGCTCGAAAACTATCGCGGTGCGGGGATGAACGGCAGCGCACCGGTAGACCTCGGCCTTGATGACGATGCGCTGTCAATGGAGTGGTCGCTCGGTGGCTTCCCGGATTCGGTTATCTGGGAGCTTTACGCCGCAACCGGTGTGGATGCCGTACCGATTCGTTTTGCAGGCTCTTACCAGCGCGACGATACCGGCGAAACGGTGGCCGTCGAGGTGGTCATGCGTGGACGTCAGAAAGAAATCGACACCGGCGAGGGCAAACAGGGAGAAGACACCGAGTCGAAAATCTCCGTGGTCTGCACCTATTTCCGGCTGACGATGGACGGTAAGGAGCTGGTCGAAATCGACACCATCAACATGATTGAGAAGGTGAACGGCGTCGACCGGCTGGAGCAACACCGTCGCAATATCGGCCTGTGATTTTCATCCGGTCAGCCTGGCTGACCGGTTAACCCCGATTCAGAAGTGAGAAAACCATGAACAAAGAAAACGTCATTACCCTGGACAAGCCGGTCAAACGTGGTGAGCAGGTTATCGAACAGGTCACGCTGATGAAACCTAATGCCGGGACGCTGCGCGGTGTCAGTCTGGCTGCGGTCGCAAACTCCGAAGTCGATGCACTGATTAAAGTGCTGCCGCGCATGACCGCACCGATGCTGACCGAGCAGGAAGTCGCCGCGCTGGAACTGCCTGACCTTGTGGCGCTGGCCGGTAAGGTGGTCGGTTTTTTGTCGCCGAACTCGGTGCAGTGACGTTTCCGAAAAATCTCTCGGTCGATGATCTGATGGCGGATGTGGCAGTGATATTTCACTGGCCGCCATCAGAACTGTATCCCATGAGCCTGACCGAACTCATCACATGGCGCGAAAAGGCGCTCCGGCGAAGCGGAAACACGAATGAGTAACAATGTAAAATTACAGGTATTGCTCAGGGCTGTTGACCAGGCATCCCGCCCGTTTAAATCCATCCGCACAGCGAGCAAGTCGCTGTCGGGGGATATCCGGGAAACACAAAAATCACTGCGCGAGCTGAACGGTCAGGCATCCCGTATTGAGGGGTTCCGCAAGACCAGTGCGCAGCTCGCCGTGACTGGTCAGGAACTGAAAAAAGCCAGACAGGAAGCCGCAGCACTGGCTGTCCAGTTTAAAAATACTGAACGACCAACAAATGCACAGGCAAAGGCAATGGAAGCCGCGCGTAAAAATGTGTCGGAGTTACAGGCGAAATATAACAGCCTGAGATTGTCGGTACAGCGCCAGCGTCAGGAACTGAGTCAGGCGGGTATTAATACCCGTAATCTGGCGCATGATGAACGAGGGCTGAAAAACCGTATCAGTGAAACCACCGTACAGCTTAACCGGCAGCGTGACGCGCTGGCGCGTGTCAGTGCGCAACAGGCAAAACTTAACGCAGTAAAACAGCGTTATCAGGCCGGAAAGGAACTGGCCGGAAATATGGCCTCAGTGGGCGCTGCCGGTGTGGGGATTGCTGCTGCGGGAACGATGGTCGGAGTTAAGCTGCTGATGCCCGGTTATGAGTTTGCGCAGAAAAACTCAGAATTGCAGGCCGTGCTAGGAGTGGCAAAAGACTCCGCCGAAATGACCGCACTACGCAAACAGGCGCGCCAGCTCGGCGACAATACCGCCGCCTCGGCGGATGATGCGGCCGGTGCACAGATAATCATCGCGAAAGCGGGTGGGGATGTTGATGCCATTCAGGCGGCAACGCCGGTCACGCTGAATATGGCGCTGGCGAACCGCCGCACGATGGAAGAAAACGCCGCCCTGCTGATGGGGATGAAATCCGCCTTTCAGCTTTCAAACGATAAGGTCGCTCATATCGGGGATGTTCTCTCCATGACGATGAACAAAACCGCCGCCGATTTTGACGGCATGAGCGATGCGCTGACCTATGCCGCACCTGTGGCAAAAAATGCCGGTGTCAGCATTGAAGAAACCGCCGCAATGGTCGGGGCGCTGCATGATGCAAAAATCACAGGCTCAATGGCGGGGACGGGAAGCCGTGCCGTGTTAAGCCGCCTGCAGGCACCGACGGGAAAAGCATGGGATGCACTCAAAGAGCTTGGAGTGAAAACCTCAGACAGCAAGGGAAACACCCGGCCAATATTTACCATTCTGAAAGAAATGCAGGCCAGTTTTGAGAAAAACCGGCTCGGTACTGCCCAGCAGGCTGAATACATGAAAACTATTTTCGGGGAGGAGGCCAGCTCAGCCGCCGCCGTGCTGATGACTGCCGCCTCAACCGGAAAGCTGGACAAACTGACCGCTGCGTTTAAAGCCTCAGACGGGAAGACCGCCGAGCTGGTAAATATCATGCAGGACAACCTAGGCGGTGACTTTAAAGAGTTTCAGTCCGCTTATGAGGCAGTGGGGACTGACCTGTTTGACCAGCAGGAAGGCGCGCTGCGTAAGCTCACGCAGACGGCCACAAAGTATGTGTTAAAACTCGACGGCTGGATCCAGAAAAACAAATCACTGGCGTCAACCATCGGCATCATTGCCGGTGGCGCGCTGGCGCTGACTGGCATCATCGGTGCCATTGGCCTCGTAGCCTGGCCGGTTATCACCGGCATCAATGCCATCATCGCGGCAGCAGGCGCAATGGGGGCAGTCTTCACGACGGTTGGCAGTGCTGTTATGACCGCCATCGGGGCTATTAGCTGGCCGGTTGTGGTCGTGGTGGCCGCAATTGTCGCCGGGGCGTTGCTTATCCGTAAATACTGGGAGCCTGTCAGCGCATTCTTTGGCGGTGTGGTTGAAGGGCTGAAAGCGGCATTTGCGCCGGTGGGGGAACTGTTCACGCCACTGAAGCCGGTGTTTGACTGGCTGGGCGAAAAGTTACAGGCCGCGTGGCAGTGGTTTAAAAACCTGATTGCCCCGGTCAAAGCCACCCAGGACACCCTGAACCGTTGCCGTGATACTGGCGTCATGTTCGGGCAGGCACTGGCTGACGCGCTGATGCTGCCGCTTAATGCGTTCAACAAACTGCGCAGCGGTATTGACTGGGTACTGGAAAAACTCGGCGTCATCAACAAAGAGTCTGACGCACTTGACCAGACTGCCGCCAGAACTCATGCCGCCACGTATGGCACAGGTGGTTATATTCCGGCGACCAGCTCTTATGCAGGCTATCAGGCTTACCAGCCGGTCACGGCACCGGCTGGTCGCTCTTATGTGGACCAGAGTAAAAACGAATATCACATCAACCTGACGGGCGGTACTGCGCCGGGGACACAGCTTGACCGCCAGTTACAGGATGCGCTCGAAAAATACGAGCGGGATAAACGTGCGCGCGCCCGTGCCAGCATGATGCATGACGGTTAAGGAGGTAACGAAAAATGATGCTCGCGTTAGGTATGTTTGTTTTTATGCGCCAGACGCTGCCACACCAGACCATGCAGCGTGAATCAGATTATCGCTGGCCGTCAAATTCCCGTATCGGCAAACGGGATGCCTTTCAGTTTCTCGGTGCGGGTGAGGAAAACATCACGCTTGCCGGTGTGCTTTATCCTGAACTGACCGGCGGAAAGCTGACGATGACCACGCTCAGACTGATGGCAGAGGAAGGCCGGGCGTGGCCGTTGCTGGATGGCACCGGCATGATTTACGGCATGTATGTCATCAGCAAGGTGAGTGAAACAGGGAGTATTTTCTTTGCAGACGGCACACCCCGAAAAATTGATTTTACGCTGTCACTCACCCGCGTTGATGAATCACTGGCCGCGCTTTATGGCGATATCGGTAAACAGGCGGAATCGCTCATCGGTAAGGCTGGCAGTATGGCGACTAAATTCACGGGTATGACGGGGGCGGGATAATGCTGGATGCGCTGACATTTGATGCAGGCAGTACGCTGACGCCGGATTACATGCTGATGCTCGACAGCAGGGATATTACCGGCAATATCAGCGACCGTCTGATGAGTATGACCCTGACGGATAACCGGGGCTTTGAGGCTGACCAGCTTGATATTGAACTGAACGATGCCGACGGGCAGGTCGGGCTGCCGGTTCGTGGCGCTGTCCTGACGGTTTATATCGGCTGGAAAGGTTTTGCCCTGGTATGCAAAGGGAAATTTACCGTTGATGAGGTTGAACACCGGGGCGCTCCGGATGTGGTCACCATCCGCGCCCGGAGTGCAGATTTTCGCGGGACGCTCAATTCCCGCCGGGAAGGCTCCTGGCATGACACCACGCTCGGTGCGATTGTTGAGGCGATAGCCTCCCGTAACAGGCTGGAAGCCAGTGTCGCTCCGTCACTGGCCGGAATTAAAATCCCGCACATCGACCAGTCGCAGGAGTCTGATGCGAAATTCCTGACCCGTCTTGCAGAACGCAACGGCGGTGAGGTCTCGGTAAAAATGGGAAAACTGTTGTTTCTCAAAGCGGGGCAGGGGGTGACGGCCAGCGGTAAAAAAATCCCGCAGGTCACCATAACCCGCAGCGACGGCGACCGCCATCATTTTGCGATTGCTGACCGTGGAGCCTATACCGGCGTAACGGCAAAGTGGTTACACACCAAAGACCCGAAACCACAAAAGCAGAAGGTAAAACTGAAACGCAAAAAGAAAGAAAAACACCTGCGCGCACTGGAGCACCCGAAAGCAAAACCGGTCACGCAGAAGAAAGCGCCAAAAGTACCGGAAGCGCGCGAAGGTGAATACATGGCCGGTGAGGCTGACAACGTTTTTGCCCTGACTACGGTATATGCCACGAAAGCGCAGGCCATGCGCGCCGCTCAGGCGAAGTGGGATAAACTGCAACGGGGCGTTGCGGAGTTCTCCATCAGCCTTGCCACTGGTCGTGCTGATATTTACACGGAAACACCGGTCAGAGTGTCAGGCTTTAAGCGCGTCATAGACGAGCAGGACTGGACAATCACTAAGGTGACACATTTTCTGAATAATAGCGGCTTCACGACGTCCTTAGAGCTTGAGGTCAGGCTTTCTGATGTGGAGTACGAAACAGAAGATGATGAGTGATGTTTTTATTTTATCTGTTTGTTTTATAAGGATAAATTAACTAAAATGGCACCATCAACAAAACCGGAAGAGGTGCTCGCGATGTTTCATTGTCCTTTATGCCAGCATGCCGCACATGCGCGTACAAGTCGCTATATCACTGACACGACAAAAGAGCGTTATCACCAGTGCCAGAACGTGAATTGCAGCGCCACGTTCATCACTTATGAGTCGGTACAGCGATACATCGTGAAGCCGGGAGAAGTCCACGCCGTAAGGCCGCACCCGTTGCCGTCAGGGCAGCAAATTATGTGGATGTAA